CCCGAAGCGCATCTTTTTCAAGACACACTCCGGGCTGGTTGACCAGTCCTCAGAGTCTGAGGTCAACAACTTGTTATCGTGTTGTACTAAAAATTATACCATGTTTTCAAGTCAATCTGCCAGTTCTATGTCGGTTTTATGCTGGTTTAATGCCGGTTCAAGACGGGTTCAATCAGTCTATTACAGTCTATTAATCATCCGATCGACGGGCAACTTTTCGAGAAATTGTCACTTCCCATGTTGTCAATTTTCCAGCAACCAGAGTAAACGTCAGTTGTCCATATCCGGATGCTAACAGATCGTGCAAATCATCTTCCAGTTGCGGTCGCTGCCAGAGCGGGATCTTCCCGATAAAATCATCCAGAGTCATTTGTCCATCTACCCTGGCTGAGTAACGCTTAGGGTGCTGCGGGTTTGTAGCCAAGTATGCAACCAAGAATGCAGTCAAATGTTATTGATCTATTTTTTATCAATGAGCGTTATAGCGTCCGCAGCGTGATCGGCAAATCGTGTATCATGGAAACCTCCAGGGCTTTTATCAACTTACCCATATCAACAGGATCGTTTCTCATTCCTCGCTCTTTCCTTGTTTCATTCATATAAATTTACATCCCCCTTGCCATCATCAAAATCGCATCTCTATTTGAGAGCCCGTGAAGTCTCCCAAACAAATTAATCACATCCAGCGGCTTCATCGTACAACCCGCATAACATCCGCAAATCTGCCTTTGCGTGTCCAGCCAAAACGAAGGCGTCTTATCCTCATGAAACGGGCACAATGCCAGCATCCAGCGCCGGTCACTCGACGATGAAACCGCCCCCGGAAAGAAATCCTCAATCCTGAAATAACTTCGGATTTTACTGACCAGATCATGTCCGGGCTCGTCCTGATTTTCAGCAACCTCCCATGGATCACTGACGTACTTCACAGGATTCACAAACCTTGTCGGGACCCGTACATGATCAGATAACTCAGTATCCCTTGTCAGAAGTGCCGCCGGCAAAATCTCCGATAACGCATTCACCTTCTCAATTGGCGCTCCTGGATTGATCGCTCGATACGGCACCCCGCTCGGGTGGATCGATGGCGGGGCCAGCACATAACCGCCCTTCGCCTTGATGTCGATCCCCTCCAGACTGCGGTTGCGCTCGTCATGTGGCAGTCGAATATAAACATGCACGCCCCGTGCGGTTCGTACTTTATAGGTTACCTGGGCAACCTTATCTGCTGGATAGCCCGTTTTGATCGCCCACAACTCCCAATACCGATAGCGGGACAGGGTATCAAAGTCAATTACTGCCAATCCCTTCACGCCGGTTATAATCGCCAGATTGTGATATTGATCCGGGAACCATGCTATAATTTCATCAGGACTTGGCAGCTGGCTCTTATATGGCTCCCATGCTGAGATCGCCGGTCGCTTGTCCCGATATCGGATCGGGATTACCGATTGACCACTCAGTATCCAGCTCTGCGCGGTTTGTGTTATAAGGTTTTGAATGAGATTTTGGCTTTGATCTGTCATTTTAGTTTTCTTTCAAATTATTTTTATTTTATTGAATTAGAGTACCAACCTATGCATAGAGTACCAACCTCTCCAACCTTTCCCTTTAATTATTTATTTTTTATAAAAAAGTAGAGATATGTGGGGTTTTAGGTTGGAGTAGTTGGTACTCTTGTTTTTTATTGAAATTTTGAACGCATTTTTCATTGATCAGACCATTTCATTTATAAAATATTGAAAAAACGTACCAACCTGAGTACCAACCTGAGTACCAACCAGTACCAACCTCATTTTTTCGTTTTTTCATCACTCCTCACTCTCTGCTTTTCTCATTTTCTCGAATATATATTTCCCACCACGATTAGACTGCTTCCAGTAAAGCATCCAGAACATCGTGTTTTGTTTCAATGCAGCTATTACTTCTTCATTGCCAGACCAACCACCCGTACACGCGTTCCATTGTGTAACGCCTTTGTAAAAATAGTTGTTACCCCAATGCCAACAATGGGCTTGAATGTATCCCATTAAATCTTCCCAATTGTTTTTGCTCACATCGAATAATCTGATGTATTCAAGCTCCTGCTCCGTTGGATATCCGTTTTTGTCCACTATTCCTCACTCTCTGCTATGATTGCCCATAGCACAATAGCAATAACAATGATGCTCATCCAAACCCAGTTTTCTTTCAGTAAACTAAAGCCCATAAGACTAAAGCCCATAGAAATGCCTCCGATACGCCTCTTTGATCTGTTCCTCTTTGATCTGTTTGGGTGTTCTTCCCTTTTTAAATAACTTTCTAATCATTTTCCTAATCAGCGTTCTAATCAACTTGATCATCTCTTTTCCTCTTTTTCCTAATTGTTTTACGGATTAAACTGCGAAAACAGCCGGATGCCGGTGTAGCCCCAAACCTTTTGCCCAATATTGTTTATCCGCTTTTTCTTCTCATGTCCCAGCTTGGTCATCACGCTTGCCAGTCCCATCGCATTGCCGCGCGAGGTCCCTCTCAAGGCACCCCGAGTGGGATCCTGCAATATTGCCAGGATGTCCGAGGTTGGGATCCACCAGTCATCCCGGGTGAGATCCAATTCAAAAAATTTCTTCACCAGGTCTTCAATTGGATCTGCCACATCATAGTCTTCATTGATCTGGCAGCTCTTTTCAAATTCTGGCCGGGTTAGCTTCCAGCTTTCACCGCCCAGGTAAGCCGCCATCGCTTCCGCCCAAACATCGGTTGGATCAATAGATACTGAGTAATCCCAGTTGATCTCTTCAATTTTTGAGACCAGGAACCGCCGGCTCCCGGTCGGATCAGAGAAAATGCCTGAGCTGTTATTGATTGTTCCTATAAAGGATGCCAGTGCCGGCTTGCTGATGTCATGCCGGCCGTAGGGTTTCCGCACAGTCACCTTACGGGTCGTCAGGAAAGCTTTGAGCGCTTCATAATCCGCCTTGCGCGTCGTGGCACCCAGTTCGCTCACCTCCCAGATCCACGCAGAGATCAACCGGATTTCGCTGTCTTTGTCATCCGTATTGATCGGCGCTTCGATAAAATAATCCCCCATTGGTTTGGCAAGCCACCTGGCAAACTCGCTTTTCCCTACACCTTGCGGGCCGTCCATCACCAGCATCGGGTTTTGTTCCGCCTCGAATACCTTCGCACAGGCTCCGATCAACCACTTGCGCAGCCACACCGGCCACATGCCATAACGGTCATTAAAATAGCTTGCCAGTTCATCGATCGTATCGCTCCCGTCCCAGGTAATACTCAGTAAGAAGTCTTTGATCGGGTGATAGCGGTTTTTCGATGCTTCCCAACCATAAATGTCCTCAAACTCATTGATGCGATAAAAACCACCCTCGCGCATTCTTGCCCGGATTTCCTGCGCTTTTTCATCGGTGATCGGGACCCCATTCACCTCAATTTTGTCGTGGATGTCGTTCATTCTGAAGTCATAGCCCAGCTGTTTGAAAGCCAGCAAATAATCCTTGATCTTATAGCGTTTCTTGGATCCCTTTTGGCGTTCAAAATCCTGAATTACGCCCATGCGATAGCCGGCCGCATTGCTGATCGCCTGCTGCAAATCCCAATCATGTTCCCATGCTGCCAGCGCCTGGCTGAATGCAACCAGCGGGTCAACGTTATTCATCGCCACTTCTGACGCAATAAATTGATAAATCGATGTCCATGGCTCTGCTCTGGGCGGCATCTGCAGCTGCAGGGTTGAGTGATCTTTGGTTGCCAGCACCGTTGCCACGTTCTCGAGCCCATCCATGAACTCAACCACATCTTCGCCGCCAAACGCATGGTCCAGCTGCTCAGCATCGTTTTTCTGAATACCGGACTTTAATAAAAAGGTAAAAAGAGTGCTCGTTTTGGTTGTCGTTTTGGCTGCAGTTTTAGTTGCAGTTTTTGCCTTAGCTTTTGCTGTAGATTTTGCTGTAGTGCTCGTCATGTCTGTTTCTTATCCAGCGTTCAATAGCAGCGTCTCAATGCCTGACTTCAATTCCTTGGCACGATCGGCGGTGATCGTTTGGCCCCCGCTCGTTTGTGCCAGTTTTTCTAAGAAATCCCGTCCGATCGGTCTGTTTTCGGGGCCCACATAGATTGTGTCGATCTTGTTTTTATAACTCGCAGCGATTCTGAGTGTGTCCGTGGGATAATCCGGTTCACCGTCCGATATCAGGATGAAGCGCATGCCCGGGATCCCATCAGCAACCTTCGCAAATTGCAACGCTTTTGCCATATCCGTACCACCGCCCTGGAAAACAGCAACGCCGCTGGGGCAAAACTCCACATCACTTGAGAAGGAAAGCACAGCGATCTTCCCCGGAAGGCTGCCCTGCAATGCTCGAAGCTCTGCGCATGCCACGTCATATCGGGATTGCCCATCCCGGCTGTCCGAAGCGCTCATGGACCCGCTGGTATCTACCAGGATCACGACATCACAATTGATAAAAGTCTCTGCTATAGATTGATTGTTTTTTTTGGCAATTTCATAAAGAGATCCTGCCACAAGGTTATGATTGCTTTTTAATATTTGGTTCATCGTTTCTCCTTTCCGATTTCAACTTTTAATGCGCTAATTTCACATTTTCTAATAATTCAACCCTTTGCGGTTCGTTGTATCTTCCAACTACCATTTCGATCTGATTACCATCAATGGCTTTAAGAAGCATTCCCGGCGGTAAAATGCCCATTTCAAGCTCCCGTTCGACATCCTCGACAGACCAGGCTCGGTTCAAATAATCCAAGTAATCCTCTGGATCAGTGAATTGTGGTCGCTTGTTGTTTAGAAAGATAAAGCCGATGCATGTAAAACGTTTTTGTTTTCCCATTACAATTGAATCCACCTCTCCTAAATCCATCTTTCTGTGGGCTCCTTATCACCATAAGCCCATGATGAGACCAAAACCTGTCCCTGATCGTTGACAATATCCTGCCAATCCAGGATTTCCTGCACTTCAAACCGCCCCAAAACCGGAATGCCTTTGACCATAATCCAACCGCAGCGGAGCGGTGAGCGGTAGCCGACAGTCGCTGTTGAAATGCCATCCATCAAATCTTTCGTGTATTTTTGTTCCGCCTTCCAGGTCTCTTCCAGGACTAATCCTGCATCATAGCGTGCTCGTTTCTCAGGGTTACTCAGTACCTGGTTGGCTCGGTTAATCTGTTGAAAGATCTCATTAGCGTTTGGTTCTGAACACACATCCGGGTGCCACTGCCGCGCCATCCTGCGGAAGGCGCTCTTGAGTTCCCCCTCAGAGGCGGTTTTTCGAGCGCCTAACACAGAATACAGCGTTTCCCCTTGGATCGGTGCCAACGGATCCACTTCGAACCACGAACGCAGCACGCTTTCAGGGAATAATACCGACCATTCCCCGTCAACCAGTCCGAAAGCGGAGCGCTCTGCATCCCCCCGGTCCTTGGTAGAACCGAGATATCGCACCTCGATGATCCGCAATTCCTGTTCGGGTTTACTATTTTCAATACCAGGCAAATCAACAACCTCATCAAAAAATTGATCGATCAGGCTTTGCAAAGTTGGGCCATGATCCGGTCTTATCAACCAAACTTTTTGGTCTGGATCCCATCGCCGGTCGTTATACGGGATCAATGCCTTCAGCTGGGCAACCAGCCCCGGGTTATACGGCGTTTCAAGGATCAGGTTGGTGCCGTCAAAGCCGATAGAACACTTGTTTGCCGGCCTGAGGTCCTGCAAAAGCCATCCCTGTTTGGCATTTTTATTGGCACTTCTCATCATGAGAGTTTCCCTCTACATATCGGCCAATATTCACAATAACGAGGATTACATTTCCAAGTGGAGGGATTCTCAGGAAACACGCCCGCTTCAATACCCTTCCATACCTTCTGGATCATCCCAAACAGCCACATGATCTGGCCTGGGTTATGCACATGCTCAAATACCTGGAGTTTGGGTGTCTTGGTTTTCACGAACACGTAATGCCGAAATCGCCAGCCATCCACCGGGAAGCCCATCTGGTTCATCGCTGCCAGGTAAAAAAGCGGCTGCGTTTCATCCAGGGCTTTATCCGTTGTCCAGGATCTGGAACTCGTTTTAAAATCACCGGGCACCTTGTCACTTGTGATAATATCGATATAACCAATGATCGGCACCGGCACAGCGGGAATACTGAGTTCAACCTTGGTTTCAATCACCGGCATTTCAGCATGCGTGAAAAATGTATTCTGCATCTCGGTCAAAATGTCCTGGTTGGTCAGCATATCAATCCCTTTGTTAAAAAGCTCTTCAGGGATATCTGTCCCCCAATCAATGACTTGACCTTCAGTTTGTTTTTGCCACTCTTTAGACCAGGCGTCTGTCAGTGATTTGGCTTTACCACCCAACCATTGTTCGATCGTGTTATGAAAAGCCGATCCAAACACCAGTGCCGGTGAGGTTGGTGTTTGGATCTTATCAATATAGTGAAATTTCCATGCCGCTGCGCACATAAGATAGGAGCTGATGGAACTGTAGGATAGATGGTTAATTTCATAAGGCATTTTAGTATCCGTTTTCCTGTGATTCTTTGATGAGTTGATTGGCTACCCTTTCGAGCTCTTCATTCGTGCCCGGGATGGTCCCGCCGTTGGCTTTGAGGATTTCCTCGGCTGAATATTGATCCAGTAGTTCTGCAAGTGTGACCGTTGGTGTTTTCTCGTTATACAATTCATCCTGCACAATTTCACTGGTAACAACAATGCGTTGTTCTCCTTCAATGATGTTCCCCTCATCGTCAATCCGAACCCCGAATTGCTCAGGCCGGATCATGAAGTCCACCATACCGGCGGTCACATCCGGGGCTGCAATATCCGCACAAAAGCCGATTGCACGCCATTTGCACATATTCTCCGGATATTTTTCCCAGTTGCTATCTGGCTTCATCAGGCCGGCAATCACAGCATTATCCAGGGTCCATCGCTCAGTATGCGAAAAACCGTTATCTCGCGTCATAGTGCATTCGTAGCCGATAAATTTATGTTTATCATCGGTCAACCTGGTCAGCTTGATTTTTGTGATCCGTGGGCTGTTGTGCAGCAGTGCTAGGGCTCCTTTAGGTGATAACCCCACATGGCCCTTCACCACCTGTACAAATTCAAAACTTGCCATCAACCCTAAGCCGATCTCATAACCTTTGAGCATGATCGCCGCCGCCTGTTGCGGACTGCTCACAGGGAACAGCCGTGAACGATAGACATCATTGGCAACCGTGTTGATCATATGCCACACGCCCAGGCTCATTTCACGGTTTGCCATCAAAACATTTTCTGCCTGGCTTGCCGTCGTAATTTCCCGATCTTTGATCAGTGTGTCTTGTACTTCCAGTGTTGTAATTTGGTTGGTGTTTTTCATAGAAAATCCTTTCTAAATTGATTTCTGAATTTGATTTCTGTTTGAGCTTCTGATTAATTTGATAGTTTAATATCCTGTTAGTATCCTGTTAGTATCCTGGCCGGACGTTGATTGCGAGCATTTCACTGGTTTTAAGCCCCAGTACATTTCTTATCCGCTGTCGATCGCCATAGGACACACCCGGGAAGTTTTCAACCTCATCCAGGTTGGTCAATAAAGCCAGTGCCCATGCTGGGCTTCCCGCAGATTCTTCTAAAACCTTCTGTAGCCGCTTGAACCCGATCCCAGGCAATGACGCCAGAATCGCTTCGGATTGCGAATACACGTGGGGTTGTTTAGCGGGTGGAACGGGTAAAACAGTTGAACGGTCGCGATTGCCCAGCCGGATGATAGCATCTTCATAATCCTCATCTCCTTTGCACTGGATCACATAGATACCCATCTCCTGAATACTCAGTATCGCGCCCTGCACCGCATCCCAGTTCCAACCGGTTACTCTTGAGGTCACCACCTCGCCGTTCACGCCCAGTTTGAATTCTCCAGTGATCATCAGGTACGCCCACCGTGTCACCGTCAGCATATTTGCCAGTTGCAGCATCAGGCGATCCGATTTCAGGCTGTTTAAAAAATCATCGGGGGTTTTTCTCTCAACCAGGATTAATTCGCCGTCATTGGATGCAGCCATCATGTCACCCTGCTCCAGCAGCTGTACACTGGTGGGGATGTCGCCAAAATTCAATTGCTTCACCCAATCCGGTTCCCTGCTATCGATAATAATTGCTGAAATACTCATTTTCTCTCCACTGTTTTGCAAACTTGTTTTCATGTTCTCCTGCCCTTGGGGGCCGCCTTCACCAATAGCGACCCCCGTTAGAAAGGAGAAAATGGGTGCCCCCGTCAAAAAGGCACCTCACCGAGATTCACCTGGTTTGTGAGAGGAACAGAAGGTTAATGTTGGTCAATCCCGGTGGGGTGCCCCGGACCTACCAGTAAGATGGGGGTTTTGGTCCGGAGCTATTCAATTGTTAAGGTGATCTTCTCAGACGGTTGTCTGTGAAGCCATCTCAGAGATTATTTTTGAAGCCAATGCAACAGATGCTTCAAATTCTTTTGCAGCAATTTCACTGCGTTCGTGTGCCAATTTGAGAGCCTCATCAAAACTCATGTCGGCGGCTTCCGGGACATAAGTGAGAATGAAATCCTCGTCCGTCAACTCAAATTTGGTTTGTTTTTCAGATGTCGGGTCAATAACAATGATTGTGTCCATGGTTTTGCCTCATCCTAAAGGAGAGCTATTTTCAAAACAGTTAATCAGAATTGCTTTAAAAAGCTCTAACTTAAAAGTCTCATCGTATGGCAAGTCATTAACTATTCTTGCAATCACAAGAATTGCATCCAGTCTTTTGTGTTCTGGGTCTATTGGTAAAAAAAGGTTTCGCATTTTTCATTCTCCTAGAAAGGTGCCAGGGCTTCCGCCATGAAATTCATCGTCTCCGGGCTGTCCACCGTGAAGTGCTTGTTGATCAACGGCATTTTGGCGATCTGAGCTGCCACCGCCTCCCTCGCCTGCTCCAGGTTGGTCATGCCCTTGCACGTGCTCTTGACTGCCACTTCCAGAAATTTCAACGCCGCGTCCCGGTCCTTGTTGCCATTACCAGCCGTCGCTGCAACCGTTGCTCGTGGTGCAGCTTGTGATGCAGTCGGTTGCGCACCGGACCCCCGCTTTGCCGTGTATGCCGCTTCACAGGCTTCCAATGTGTCATAAATCGCCAGAAATTCAAATGCAGTTTTTTCTCGGGTCTCTCCCTGGCTGTTGGTGTAGGTTTCGCCGGTTTCGGTCATTTTGACGCGCACATACCTGTCGTTCAGTTCGCGCACCGAAACTCCAAGTGCTTTCAGGCTGGGCAGCGTGATCGCGTTCCACGGC